ATGGTAGAGATCACTTCCGAGGCCGTGCTTCCAGGCGGCGTCCCGATCGTGTGGGATCTCGTCACGGGGTTCGAGGTGGATCGCGATGTATTCCCCGGCGACTACGCGTTCGACGTCCACCTGATCGCCGGGCCCGAGGCGGGTGTGGGTCGCCGTACCCGTGCAACCCATCCGAACGGCCTCGCCCTCGACGCCGAGGTCGTCTTCTACGAGAAGCATTCGCGGTTCGTCGAGCAATCGCGTATCGGCGGAGCGATCTGGTGCACAAGCGAGATTTCGTTACTCGCGCTGGAAAATCGGACCCGCGTCACCATAATCGAGCACTTGCGTCTCGAAACCGGCAATGTGATTGCAATCGCTGCGGAGCGACAGCACTTTGTCATGTTCCGTGATTGGTACCTCTCGCGGCTTCAAGAGATGCTGGAGGGAGGATGGCCCGACTCAGTGGCACTCCCCCAAACCCCCATGCCGGCACAGGTGAAGCCCACCTCCTAGGTTCATCCGTCGCCGGCTGCGCATGCAAGTTCGGCGACCCGCGGACGCCTTGGTGCCCAGCCACCGTCGACCAATGACACAAGGGCCGCTCCACCCCGCCCCCTGAGGGCCAGTGGTGCGAGTCGGTCGTGAAGGATCGTCAGTAGCTGAATGCGGGCATGGTCGGGAACATCGATACCCATTCGGCGCGGATCGTGTCTGCGGCCGAACGGCTCCCGCCCATGAGTTGCAGGAACGTGGCCCCGTCGCCGTGGATCTGACATCGCCATTGCTCAGCGATCCACTCGGCGACGTTGGTAGCTCCGTAGAGTGCGGACGGGATGCTCGGGCTCACGGTTTGCCAGGTGGCGGCGAACGGTGCGCGATGCCGCAGCGCTGAATTCGGCGCCCACGGTTCGCCTCGGAATCGGTGAAACGTGGTGTCGATGTGGTGCCCGAACTCGTGCACGAGCGTCAGCGTGACGGGCTGATCGGATCGCACCGCGACCCGTTTACTCGTCATGTGCAGATCCGTTGCCTGCCCTGTCTCATACAGTGCGCCATACGACGCTGAGAACCCGGGCCACCGACCCTCGCCTGTCACGAGCCAATCGACCGACCCGACCCTGTACCCGAACCGCACCAGGTCGCCCGACTCGTCGATCAGTGACGAAATGAACTCTTGCCGGATCACGAGCGGGATCCGCGCGAATTCGGCTTCCCACTGCGACAGCGACCATGTCGCCCCCGCCTCGGCGTACTGCACGGGGAACACCGGTGATGGGACCGGCACACGCGAGCCCGGTGTGCTCTGCACGATCATCACGTGTACTCCCAGACCGCCTGCACGACAGCATTACCGGGCCGCGTCGCGCCGGCCCCGGGAACAGCGCTGATGTCGACCGAGAGAAGCTGACTCGCGGGGATCACCGCGGGGTCGAACGCCTGCACAGTCGCCACCCGACTACCCGCGGCGACGGTCACGGCGCCCACCTGTGACCCGTTCGCGAGCAACGCGGCTGTCACCGACCCGCCACCTGTCCCGAGTATGCCCAGCGTGATAGTCAGGCTCATTAGCCGGATCTCAGCGGGCGGCGACGGCACGTAGAACGCTCCGCTTCCGACGACCAGCGTTCCCGCGAACGCGAACGACTCCGACTGCGGCCCGCCCCCACCGCCACCCGGGATCAGGCCCGGGTCGATCTTCCGCGTCGTGGGATCTACGAGCGCGACGATTCTTTCGGTCATTGGTCACGCCCTCCTAGTCAGTCGCCGCGATGATTGCGGCGTTCGTGGTGGCCGAATCAACAGTGTTCGTGAACACCGCCCGGTACCGAGTGAATGTGCCAGCAGCGCGCACGGTGAACGTGTACGACGTCGAATTGGCTCCCGCGATGTCCGCCCATGTCGTGCCGCCGTTCGTCGATACCTGCCACTGCACCGAAGGCGTAGGCGATCCGGTCGCCGCAGCTGTCAGCGTCCACTCGTCGCCCGAGAGAACAGAGCCCGAAGCCGGATGCAATGTGATCACCGGAGCGCCCGAACCGCTCGAGGACACGGTCACAGAAGCAGCCGTCGTCGGCACACTTCCGCCCGCGTTGGTGAACACCGCGCGGAACAGCACCCCGCTGTCACCCACCGACAGAAGCGGCGTGACGTACACCGCCGACGTCGCGCCCGCGACGTCGTTCCATGTCGTGCCGCCGTTCGTCGACTTCTGCCACTGCACGCTCGGCGTCGGCGACCCGGTCGCCGCCGCGTTGAACGTCGCCGCAGCACCCGCGCTCACGCTCGCCGGGACCGGCTGCACAGTCACGACCGGTGCGACGACCGGTGCCGGCGCGCCGATGGTCAGGATCCCAGCCCCCGGGATCGTCGGGTGGTCGATGAGCGTCACATCCTCGGGGGGATTCTCGGCAAGGTAGGCGGCGACCGAGGCGGCGACCGAGGCGGCGACCTGATCCGGGGTCACTGAAGGATGCTCGAGCATGTAGGCCGCGACCACACTCGACACAGCCTGCGTGAATGACGGTGTCGGCACGGTCGGTTCCAGCGTCCGCGGGTCCACATCCTCGAGCGCCGACGCGGCCACCTCGCCCGAGGTGTCCGTCACCAGAATCCACCGCTCCGGCTCCCCCTCGACCCCGTCAGCGAACACGTGCCAGGCGCCCGGCGACAGCGACACGACAGCGACCCCAGCGACGAGCGGAACAGCGAACTCCTCTGTTGTCCGCACCCGCCCTGCACCACGCACCGCGACCGGCAAAGACAGTCGCAGCTGCGCCGAGGCGGGCGCATCCACCCCCGACGCGGTCGGCACCGTGTACTCGAATCTCACGTCAGGCATTTCGTCCCCTTCGTTGTGTCATGTGACCGTGAGCGTCGCCGCGCCGGTCCAGTCGTCGCCGGTCGCGTTCGTCACGTTGCACCGGTATTGCTTGCCCGAGTCTGCGGGCACGGTTGCGGGGGTCGTGTACGTCGCCGACGTCGCACCCGCGATATCGACCCACCCAGATCCGCCCGGCACGAGCACCTGCCACCGGTACCCCGCCGCGCCGGTCGCCGCCACCGTGAAAGCCGCGGTCGACCCGGCCGACACCGAACGGTCGGCCGGCCCCGACGTGACGCGCGGTATTGCTCCCGGGATCTGCCGCAGCCCATAGACCCCGGTCATTCCGTTCTCGACGGCCCGGTCAATCGTGAGCTTGATCGCGGTGATACGCGCCACGAACCCGGGCACGCGGCCCCGCCAATCCGTCACCCGCACAGGGTCGCCGATCTGCCACCGCGGATCCGCGGGCACGGTCACATCGGCGATCTGCGCGCGGGGCTGCGCCGTGTCGGCGAGCATCGCGTCGAGGAACGCCCGCGCAGGCACGGCATCCTGCCTCCAAACGCTGTCGGAGAATTGGTGCAACCGGATCCCCCACGACCCCACTCCGCCCGCGTTCGACCGGTCCACGACCTCGTCAAGCGCGTTCGACGGGTCGTAGGTGTACCCGTTGATCCAGAACCCCGGATCCCCTGCCTTGAGTCCGAACTGCGTCCCTGCCGATACGAAATCAGCGGGCCACGCGGCGTAAAGCTGGAAGGCGCTGTCGTTGCGGAACGTGACTCGCCACGACTTGATACCCACGTTGGTGATCCACGCCGTCACCTGCCCGCCCGTGTACCGAGACAGGCCGTTCTCGCCGTAACAGAGCACCATCCCGACCGGCACATTCAGCGCCGCCCCGGTCGCCGTGATGATCGCCACCTGCTGCCCGTCGACCACGTTCGGCTGCGATGCCGACACGATCACCGACGACGTGCCGACCGGGACCGAGAGCACCGAATCCGCGATCAGCGACGGCACGACATCGACCGTGCCACGACCCGAGTCGACACCGACGACCCGTTTCACCTTCGCTGTCGCCCGAGTAAAGACGCTGTCCATCGACACCGATGCGTGAATGTCGTCGATCAGGTCGATGCCCCACGTCGCGACAGGCGACGTGTTCGCCGCGAGATCCGCCCGCGACTTGAAGAAGAATCGACCCGCCTCTGAGAACCCGACCATGCCGAGCTCGGCCTGAGCGATCTCCTGCAACACCTCCCACGATGCGCGCCCGTCAACATCGGGGATGCTCATGAGATCGAGAGCACCAGTCGATAGATCAGCATCCGGCGTGAACGTCATAATCGACGGCGTCGGCACCGCGTTGTACGCGCCCGCGTTCCAGTGCGCGGCGACACCCTGCATCGCACCCGGCGACCAGATCACACAGTCGATGTCGGTCGTCGGGAGCGCGCCCGCCCACACTGACGTCGTCGACAGGACCGATACCCCGTCGACCCACACCTGCACATAGGCGCGGGGAACGACCTCGAAGGCGACGTGATGCCACCCGTTCGCGATCGATGCGGACGCGACAACGGAAGACGTCGAGGGATCCGGGCGCCACACGACGCTCAGGGAACCCGACGCGACCTCGAGCGTCACGGCTGCACCCACGTAGGACTGGATCCTCAGAAGCTCCTGCGACATGCCAGAGGCGAACAGCACGAAAGCCTCGACCATCGTCACGGATCCGGAGAACGCACGTCGAGTCGCGAAGTACCCGCGGATGATCTCGGCTGACGAATCCGGCATCGACCCGAATCGACCAGGGACGAGCCACGGCGACGTCACGTTCGACTGGCCGAGAGGGGCCGTCCATCCGACATCCGCGAGCCAGCCGCCCACCCCGGGCACGGACAGTTCACACCCGGCGCGCGGTGCCGGCGTCATCCGGATACCGTTCGTGTGCAGGATCGATGTCACGACAGCCTGCGTGTTCGTCGGATGCCGGAACGCTGCGCCAGTCGCCGATCGACGCCCGTAGCTTCCATACGGGCGTAACAGAACGGGAGCGGTCAGGCGTTCGCTCGAGTCCCGCGCAGTCAGCGTCAGCGCACCTGATCCTTCCGACGCATCGAGATCGGCGACACGCCCCGTGAACACGGGAACCTTGATCCCGCCGTACCCGGCCTTCACGCTCGACGCGGAATTGAGCCATGCCTCGGCATCTCGCATCGGCGACGGCGCACCGGGCGCGTACGCGTCACCCTCGATCGTGAGCGTCGTCGACACACTCCCGACAACATCGGACGCCTCCTCGGGGAGCTCGCCCGACATCTGCCGGTCAACCGTGATCCGCTCACCCCAACCGGTCGCCGCGGCGACGTCGACACCCGACGTCGCCGCGGCAGCCTCCACCGTGAGCGTGTCGATCGAACGTGCCGCGATCGCCGCATCGAATCCAACCGGTGCCGTCTGCATTGCTACCTCCGCTTGCGAGCCGCGCGAATGACCGCCTCGAGAATGGTCCGCCCGTCGATCGAGAAATTCACCGGCACGACGACGTCACCGCCTCCACCCAGCCCGTAATCGCCAGCCCGCGACAGCGGTACGACTGCCTCGGGACCAGCCTCACCGATCAGGGCCAGCGTCGGGCCGAGCGCGATCCCACCCGCCGCGAGCGCGGGAACGACGATCTGTGGAAAGCTGACCCGCTGCCCTCCGATGAACGGCACCCACCCGGGAACCTCGAAGTTGATCGCGCCAACCGTGTTGTTCCACAGCCACGCGAACGCGGTCGCGACCCCGTGACCGATCTGCATGATGCCGTTTCCGGCGAACTCGAACGCTGACCCGATCGCGTCGGGGATCCCGCCGAAGAAGTCCGAGATCTGACGCCCGCCGTTCTCGAAGGCACCCATCAGGTTTGACCACGCCTCACCGATCCACTTCGTGACGCCGTCCCAGTTCTGCCACAGCCAGATCCCCGCGGCCACGAGCAGACCGATCGCGGCGATGATCGCGATGATGATCCATGTCACCGGGGAGGCAAGCCACGCGACATTGTTCGCGGTCTGCGCAGCCGTGTTCGCGATCGTCGCCGCGGTGCCGAAGATCGTCGCACCGCGGAACAGCGACAGCAGTCCCGTGACGCCCGCGAGCAGTGACCCGGCCTGCGCGATGCCGGGGCCGAACGCCATTGCTCCGGCCGTGAGCTCGCCGAGAGGCCCACCCGCCTCGACCATTGAGCGCATCCAACCCTCGACGCCGCGTTTCATGGTGTCGATTCGGTTCTGCGCCGTGTCGTTGAGGGTGTCGCCCATAGCCTTCGTTGCGCCGTCGACATCGCCGAGCCCGCCCGTGACGCCATGCAGCGAACCGAGGAACTTCGGGATTCCGTCGACCCCGAGATCCTCGAGCGGTGTCCCAAAGAGGGTGATTGCGGCGTTCGCCCGGGTAGCCGGGTCGTCGATCCGCTCGAGGCCGAGCACGATCGTATTGAACGCGTCGGCCGATACCTCGCCGCCCGCCAGCAGCATGTTCGCGTACTCCTGCGAATTGAGACCCAGCATGTCGTACACGCCCTGCGTCGCGGACGACATATCGGTCGCCCGGATCGCGAACTCCTTGATCGCGTCGCCGGTCTTGTCGATCCCGTACATGCCTTTCTGCGACGCGGCGACCAGCATCGACATCGACTGCTCGCCGCTGATGCCCATCTGATTGAACATGCCGCCGTATTCGTCGACTGCGTCGAGGAGATCCCCGCGCAGTTCCTTCGGCACTTTCTGCATCGACAGGGTGAGCAGATCGAGCGCCTGCCCAGCGTCGACCGCGAGGCCCTGCGTCACCATCTGCCCGGCGATCTGAGCCGATCGACCCACGTCCTGCTCGAACGCCTTCGAGAAGTTGATGACGTCGGCCGTCATCGCCTGGATATCTGGGGCGCTTGCGTTCCGCATTCCGCCGATCGAGCTCACCACGGACTCGACCGCCTCGGAGATGTCCGACGCCTCGCCGTAGTTCTGCGCGAACAGATCCCCCGACACCTTGCCCATGCGGGCCGATTCCTCGGCGGTCAGACCGAGGCTCGCCGACACCTTCGCGTTGGACGCGCCCGAGTCGAGAGCGCCGCCGATGACGTCAGCGACACCCGCCGCACCCCACGCCGCCGCCACGGCCGACGCAGCGCCCTTCGCGGACTTCTCGAAGCTGTCCCAGCCCTTGTCGGCGTCGGAGTTGTCGACTACCAGATTGAGAATGAAATCCTTCGCCGAACCGGCCACGTCTTACCTCCTAGCTCGGCGGACCTCGTCCGCGTATTCCTTCTCTCGTGCGATCTGCTCGTCGCACGAAAGTGCGTACGACACCCACAAGTCGTAGGGCAGATCGCCCACGTTGAAAGGCGTTATCCCCGGCCAGTACTGCGCGTGACTGATCGTGAGGATGCGATTCCGAACCTGCTCGGCGACGCTGCCCTCGGTCGCCTCGAGCCGACCTACTCGGGGGTCGACGCCTCCACGTCGGCCGCGTCGTCCGCGGCCGTTTCGGCCTGCGGAGGGTTTGCGTCTTCCTTACCCTCGCCCTCGGGTTCCGGGTCGGGCAGGTACTCCCCGAGATCCTCGAGCGGCCCGTCAATCAGGTCATCCCACTTCACGCGAAATCCCGCGTTGTGCTGCGTGAGGAATGACAAGATTACGTTGCCGAGAATGTCAGCCTCTTCGACCGCTTCCCGGATGCTCGAGATCTCTTTGATGCCCGACTGCCGCTGAAGCTCGATGATGTCGGACACCCGCGCCTTGCTGAGCGGCTTTGCGACCAGTTCGCGACCGCCGACTTTGAGAGTCGCCATGACTCCCCCTCTCTGTGATTGTGGGCCGCTCACTCGAGCGGGATCTGCTTGAATGCCTGGTCTGCGATGTCGTCGATGCGCCGCACCATCCCGGCCGCACCGCGGTACGCCGGTCCCCAGAAGTACGGCTGTCCCTGCTGGTACACGAACTCGTCGCGGCCGAACACGCGGTGCCGGAACTTCTTGGACTGCCAGAACGCGGACCCGTTCTCACGGGCGCCGGTCGTCTGCACGCGAACCTCGGTGCGGGTCTTGCCGAGCACGACGCGCGTGCGCAGCCCGGCCTTGATTCCCTTACGCAGCCCGGTCGACCGGCCGCTCGAGCGCACATCCTGCTCGCGATATGCGTTCAGGGTGCGAAGCCCGAGCTTGCCCGTCTTCTTGTTGCGTCGGATCACGACTCGTTTCCCCGCGGCCCGGATGCCGCGGGGCAACGGCCCGTCGAGGATCGCCGACTGTTCGGCGATTACCTCGTCGCCAGTGGTGCGCAGCAGCTTTCGCGTCCCGCGCATGAGCGCCGGGCTGAACTCCTTGACTGCGTCGAGCCGTTTCCGCAGCTTGTCCTGATCTACGGCGAGATCCGCCGTCACCCTGTGCTGCACGACCCGACCCGCCTACGGCGTCGTGTCCGCAGTGCGGTACACGATGAAGATCGGCTGCGACGCGGTGCCGTTGTCGAACGCCTCGAAGTCGATCGACTGCGTGATCACGTCACCACCGTTCGACGTCGGCACCTCGCCCTTGAGCTTGATCGCTGGCATCGCGATCTGAAGCACGTTCGACCCGCTCGTGAATGTCAGGATGAGAACGAGCGGCGTCTGAGCGAGGTACGCATCACGCAGCACATTGTCGGTGTACTCAGCGGTGATCTTTCCCGTGATCTCGGGCTTGCCGAGCACGGGTGGGCGCGAGCGCAGCCCTGCACCGCCGAGGTTCCATCCCTTCTTGTCGAGGTTGCGTGCCACCTTCAAGGAGAAGTCGGAGATGTTCACGGCGGGGATCGCGTCGCCCACGGCGAGTGTCGTCGCCCCCGGCTCCGTGAGCGACCCGCCAACCTGGATCGAGCCGTGCACGAACGAGAACAGGGTGTCGTCAGACGGGTACGACGCCGCCGTCGCACCCGTCGTCAGCATCTTGAGGATCGTTGCCGACAGCTTCACCGAAAGGTACGCGCCCTCTTTCGCGCTGATCTCGAGCGAATCGAACACGCATCCCCGGAACGTGTGCACGTTCGAAGCCCCGCCCCCGATCGGCGGTAGCGCTTCCTGGATCGCGTACGACGCGACAGGGTCAGTCGTCGAAAGGGTGTGCACCTGCTGGTACAGCCCGGTCGAAACGAGCGTGTTAGTGACGGCTCCCATCACGGCGTTCAGCAGGAACCCGAGCCCGCGCGTCGGAGCATCGAGCTCGATGTCGGTCGACCCCTCGAATCCGGAGATCGACTGCCGCGACGTCCGGGCGACACCCTTCGTGGGCCGCAGCCCCGAGCCTTTGATGGTCTTGACGTCGTACTTTGCTTTGGCCTCAGACTCGAAGAATCGAGTAACCGCGGAGGGGCTCCCGTACGTCGTCTCTTTGCCCATGCCCACCGAGAAATCAAGCTGCTGCGTCATTCGCCCGCTCCCTTCTTGCGCGTCTTCGACTGATCCGGCTCGGCGATCGCGACCGGTTCGACGGCCTCGCCATCCGACATGTACGCGTCCCACTCGGCCACCACGGCGGGGGGTACCTCGACACCCTCGAACGTGCCGACCTGCCCGACGAACATGCTCGCCAGTTCGTCAGGCACCTCGAACTCCTCGCCGGACTTGACGCCCCTCAGACCCAGCACGTCGATGTCGAGCGCGCCGAGCGGGCTCACATTCTTGAACTTCGCCATATCCCCTTTGTCCCCTTCTCTATGCGGCCCGCACGCGATGCGCGCAGATGAATGTCGCGGCGATCTCCACCTGAAAGCCGCCGTCGATCTCGGCGCCCACCCAGTCGGCAGACCCCGGCAGGCACCATGCGACGACGCCGCCCAGTTCCGTGTTCTCGCCTGCCGACACGTACGTCGAGATGAGGCGCAACAGGTCGTCAGCCCGCGTGAATGCGGCGACGACGGCGGCCTCGGTGTGCCCCGGCTTGAATGCGCCGACGTTCAATGTGAGCGTTATCGTCTCGTCACGCTGCCGTCGCGGGCCGACCGTCTTCGGGTCGACGTCGACCCCGATCGTTTCGCCCATCGCGACCCAGTCGTTATGCCCCGGCTGACCGAGGAACCCGGCGTCGATGTCGACCTTCGTCTCGTCGGCGAGCGCGGCCCGCACAGCGGCGAGCAACCCCGCCCGGGCCGTGTATGCCGCGGTCGACGCGCTGATCGTGCTCACGGCGTCTCAACCGGGTAGAGCCGATCAGGGTAGTCAGCGAGCATCCCAGCGACCACGCGCGGGAGATCCACACCGCCGACACCCTCGCTCGGATCGATCTCGTCACCAGTCTGACGACCGGTGCGGTTCGTCCGCTTGTCCTGGGTCCACCACAGTTTCGCGAGCTTGCGCGCCGCGAGCAGGAAAACGACGGGAACTTTCCCGTCGACCTCGTGTCGGGTCGGCTCAGAGCGACGCCCCGTCTTCTTGTCGATGCGTTCGCACGCGGCCGACATGTACAGCGTGAGCTCGCCGGCATCATCCTGCCCGACCTGATAGTCGAGCGCCTTCCGCAGATCCGCAGCGCCCAACGGCCAATTCGATGCCATGCGATCCCCCTCCTTGAAACGCCGAGAGGGGCCACCACCCGAATAGGTGCGGCCCCTCTCGGCGAATCCGTTGCTACTTCTCGTCGGCGGGCAGCTTCGCGTACCCGTTCGCGATGTACAGCGCGGCCTCGTCGGCGGGCAGCACGATCGACTCGCCGGGCGCGGGCCACGGCTCACCGTCGCGCAGGCCCGAGATGCCGATGACCATCACGACAGTCACGCCCTCGGGCTCGACCGCCTCGACCTCGGCTGCGGCGGCATCCGACGCGGCCGACGCCTCGGCCGCGGCCTTCGCCTCGGCCTCGAGCGCGGCGGCATCCGCCACCTTCGCGGGGGTCATGCCGCGTTCCCGATGAAGTGCTTGACCGCCGACGGGTCCATGAGACGACCATCCGCGCGGAGCACACCACGGAACGCGGTCTGGTCCGAGCCGAACAGTGCCTGGTCGGAACGCTCGACACGCACGCCACCGACGACGCGCACCCAGTAGCGGGAGAAGTCGCCGTAGAACATCGACTTCGCACCGAGCCCGGTCGACGCGACGAACGGGTCGCGGAACACGGGCGCGCCGAGCAGCTGCGCGGGCGCTCCGGTCTGACCGTTCGGCTCCCACAGGTAGCGACCCGAGCCGTCCTTCAGCTTGCGGATACCCGCAACCGCGGAGTTGGACGCAACCCAAGCCGCGTTCGCCTGGTACGGCGCGAGCACCGATTCCTGAAGGTCAATCAGGTTGTCCCACGACGGCGCACCCGCGACCCCGGCCCCACCGGTCACACCGAGAGTCGTGACCGTCGCGATACCCGCGGGCTGCGCCGTTCCCGTTCCGGTCACGAGATCCTGACCGAGCAGGACGGCGATGTTCTCGCCGACGAGCCGGGTCGCGAAACCCTCGATGTCGAACAGCGCATCCAGAATGAGCTCGTTCGAGATCCCGACGTACTCGCCGTACTTCTTGGTGCCGAACGCGATCTGCCCGAAGGTCGGGTCGGTGCCACCGATCTGCGTTCCCTCGGTCGCCGCCGCCGCGGCACCGAACGACGTGAGACGCGGGAGCGTGACCGACTCACCCTTCTCCGTGACGAACACGTAAGCACCCGCCGCGTAGATCCCGGAGAACTGCCGCAGGGGCTCGATGAGCCGCGCGAGGAACGATGCCCCCACCGCGTTCCCACCCGCCGACGCGGTGCCCACGGAGAGCGCCCGGGACTCCGAGAACGAGCGCACCTCCTCAGGCGTCGGGACGTACTCGAGGCCCCGCTCCTCGCCGCCGAGGATCTTGCGGATGTTCTGCGCGAAGTCGGCGAGATCGGCCGCGGGGCCGAACGCCGAACGGTTCCCGAGCAGCTCGCCCGCGAACTGCATCGCCCGCTGCTCGAGATCACGCTGCTGCACGAGCAGCGTGATCCGGTCGTCGAAGCTGTCGAAGTCGCGCGTCAGACGCTCGAACTTCTCGTGCTCCTCACCGGTCAGCGCGCGCTCGGCGGCGATGTCGGCGAGCGGCTTACCCTCCGTCTCCCACGCCCGCTTCTGCTCCTCGGCGAGGGACTTGATTCGTTCCTGGATGCTGGTCATCCGGATCTCCTTTCTCAGATCCCGCGCTTGCGGGGTCGGTTCACGAGCGCGGGATGCGTCTCGCGAGTCATGGTTGCCGCGGCCGATCGGACCGTGGCTTCCCGCTCACCGGGCTCAGCCGGTGCGGGGGAAAGGGATGCGCGCGCGGCCTCGAGATCGAACGCGCGCTGCATCTGCGCGGACGCGCCCCAGTAGGCCGGATCGGCGACGGGCGCGACGTCGTGGAGCGTTGCGCGCAGCACCGTGCGGATGAACCGGCCGTCTGCGTCCTCGCGGTAGTCCGCCTCGAGCGCCGAGAACGCGAACGATGCGAATACGTAATCGCCGCGCTCAGCGAGCTCGGCGACGTCGCGGCCGGCGTTCGTGTTCGGCAAATCGATCTCGAACCGCAGACCGATGTCGTCGATGAACAGCCGCAGTGTTCCCGCGTTCGTCGTACCGAGCAGCAGTCGGCTGTCGTGCTCAGCGCGAGCGATCACCCGCGTGTGCAGTTTCAGGTCGAGCGCGCCGCCTTCGATCGGCGCGCCGAACGCGCCAGGCGCGATCTCCTCGAACCACCCGCCGAGATCCCGCGAGATCTGATCGAACACGGCTGCGTAGCCGCCCAAAATCCCAGGGCTCGACGAGCCTTCCGGCGCGGCGCGGAACTCGACCGGCCGGTCGATGACGCGCCGTTCGATAACTGCTCCTGACATGGTCATGCCCCCTCTGTGATGGATGTCGAGATCGACTGAGCGAGCGATTCCGACTCGCTCTTGGTCGTCGCGTAGTGCTTCTGCCAGTCGTCGATCTCGTCAGTCGTGAGCCCTCGCCGACCGAGATCGCGGCGTGCTTCGGGCAGCGTGATCGTGCCGTTTCGTAGCTGCTCCGTATATGCGCGCATGAACTCGAGCAGCGACGGCCGCTCGAGACGCGATAGGTCGTACGTCACTTCCTGGTCGGGCTTGAGGATGTCTGTCTGCGCGGCCTCTGCGCGCCCCGAGATCCCGCCGAGCGTCTCGATCCGGAACGACCTCTGATCCATCTCGAGATTCGAGTACGTGCGCGATGACCCCGACTTACCGCCGACCTTTTCGGGCGGCACCCCGTAGATGATCGCGATCTCGGTCGCCGACGCCTCGATCGTCTGCAGGAACTGCGCCTGCTCGGGCGGGATCATGATCGGCTTGTAGTCCCACTCGCCCGGGAGAGCGACCGGCTTACCCTCGCTCGCCGCACGAATGAAGTCGTCGCGGGCCTCAGCGAGGTTCTGCCCGCCCTTCGCCCCCTTGGCTTGGAGAATGGCGGGCGGCATCGCCGACTGTTTGAACCATCGGCGCCCGTACTGCCGGGCGAGATCCGCCCACTCGAACGACGCCGCGAATTCCTCGATCGGCGACAGCCCCTCGACTGAACCGGCGCGCGTCTGCTCCCGCACGTGCAGCAGGATCCCGCCCTGCTTTACCAGCGTCACCTCGCGCCCGAGCAGCCGATAGATCGGGAGCAACGGATTCGAGTCGTCGACTGTCACGAAGTCTTTCGGGATCCACTGGCAGTACCGACGTGCGGAGTCGACCACGGCGTAGGCGTTCCCGCGCGACTTGAGCTCGGTCACCATCTGGATTTTCGAATCCCAGCGGCTCATCGTCGGGGACGGGTCAGAGAGGATGAGCGGTGTCGCCACCGGCTCGCGCTCCCCCTTGCGCGTCTCGGTCACTGTGACCGTCGACTGCGCCCATTGATCCGCGATATACCGAATCGCCGCGTACGCCGCCGCCTGCCGGCGCGCAGCACCACGCCCGAGCGATTGCCACGACGGCCCCCACACATCCTCGGCCGACAGATCGCGAGTCTCGGGGCGCGAAAACACGCTCATCGCCGCCACCGCCGAGGGATCGCCGGGTACACGACCAGCAGAAGCGCCAGGCCCGCGGCGATCAGACCGGCCGACAGCGACCACAGGCCGATGCCCACCACTATCAGCAACATCCCCACGACCTCGAGCACGTCCTGCCACTCGGCGGCGAGGAACGCGACGACGGCCACGAAAGCCGCCGCGACCACCTCGAGCGGCTTCCTACGTTCGGTCATGACGCCTCCTTCTTGATTCCGTTCGCGTTGCGGAACGCGGCGACCGGGTCGTATGCGAGATCCGGGAACAACGTCGCGAGCATCTGCCGCGCGTATGTCACCGTGACCAGCGCCGAGATAGGGCGCATTGACTTGCTTCGGGTCCACCGCCACCCGTCGCCGAACTTCTGCACCGCGGCCTCTTTCAGCGCGTCGGTGATCTCGTCCTGCCCGGTGTGCCGTACCGCACGGGTCACGACCGCGTCGAGCAGGCCAGGACCGGCCGCAGCTATGTCGGTATCCGCCATAAGCCGCGCGTCGATGCCGTGCTCTCGCAGCTTCGGAATCAGGAACCCGGCCGTCTTGAGCTCGACGTACACGGGGCCGTCAGCCTCTTTGACGAGAGCGAGGATGCCGGGAAGGTCGGCGCCCGCGTGCCCGTCGATAATCCAGTCGCCCTCGGGGTCGTCATAGTCGATGACGCGCGGCGCGTCGGCGAGCACCTCGAGATGAATCGCGCCGTCGTCGCGAGCGGCGGCAACACCGATCGATGCCCACGCCGAGTCGGGTGAAATGTCGATCACGTACACGACCTCGGGCCGCGTCGCCGCCGAATCTGGATCGGCGACCGCCTCCCACCGGGCCTTCGGGATCTTCCACTCGACCGACAGATCGTCAGACCACCAGTTCAGATACGGGCGGAAGAATCCGTCTTTCAGGTTCTCGCGCTCCGAGATGACGTTCGCGATTGTCTGCGTGAACCCGAGCGCAGGCATGCAACCCCAGTACGTCATCGGGTCGTCCGGGTCGGCGTCAAGGGGGGCCGAGTATTCGATGAACAGCGACCGATACCGGCCGTCGTTCAGCAGCCGAGGGTCGGCGCGGAGTAGCTCGGTGCGGGCGTGGCCCTGCTCCCGTTTGTTGAACAGGAACGGCGACTTCCGCGCGGAGTACCCGGCCGTCGAGATCCACAGTCGTTGCGCGTCGGGTACCGCGATCATCGCGGGTGAGATCGCCTGCTCGAGCCGGTCATCCTTCTGAGCGAACAACTCGTCACCGATGCCGAGCCCGAGCGTCGAACCATGCCCAGCCGATTCGGTCGCCGCGTCAATCGACCACTTCGACCCGTTCCTGAACAGCATGTGATGATTGCCGTTCGTCGCCCGGAGCGTCGTCCCACTGCGGGACGGCTGCAACAGCTTCCCGATCGGCGATCGCTTGATCCGGTAGTGCTGCTCCTCTTGCAGCTTCTCGAGCGCCTTCGCGTATGTCTGCGCGATATACAAGATGTACTGCCGCTCGGGCCACATGAGCGCCCGATGCACACCCCACGGGATGATGATCGTCGTCTTACCCGACTGCCTCGGGATGATGATGACAATCTCGCGGTACCAGAGCAGCCCGAACGAATCGACCTCGAACGCCGTGTCGAGAATCTCCCGCTGCCACGGCATCGGCTCCTGACCGAGCACGCGCATAACTCCGACGACCTCAGCCCCGCGCGTCTCTCGTGCAGGGTTACGCGGCGTTGCCCACCGCGGAACCGTCTCCACCCCGGGCGGCATCCCGGATCGCGTCCATGACTGCGGCGGCATCGTTGGCGCCCCCGTCTCCCTCAGCGTCAGCGAGCGCGAATCGCATAGCCTCGATCGCCGGCTTGATGCTGCGAGCGTTGGTGTTCGGGTCGTCGAGGATGCGGGCGGCGGTGAACACCATCGCGAACCGCGTCGCCTCCGCGTCTCCGTTCGGCTCCCCCAGCTGCGCCCGCACTGCCGACTCGACCGGCCCGTCGACAACGACCCGATACCCCGCGTCGCGAATCCAACCCGCGGCGAGCACCGATGCGGTCGCAGCGTCGCCCCTCGCCGCCCACAGCGCCTCCTCGATCAGCTGCGCAAGAGCATCGCCGGCATCTGGTCGGCGCGCCGTGGTCGCTCTAGAATCTGTAGGGCGCGGAGGGGATGTAGGGCGCGCCCGCTCCGGGGGCTCGACAGCGGGCGCCCTCCCCTCCCGCTTAGCTTTCGCTGCTCGATACTTCGCGGTGTCATCGGCCTTCCACTTCCGGCACTTGTCGCACCCGCATTTAGCGCGGTATCTCGCACGAGTACCGTGCGGCGGGAGCGGCTTCTTGTCGGACACGCGCCCTCCGCTCTCCGCCTCTCTGAGCGGTCAGGAATCGACCACGTGCCACGGCGCGGCCGACACCCGTATCTACCGCCAGCGCGGCACGTGCGCCCTACACGGCCCTACATCGAACGAACGAACCGGGGAGAGAGATATTTTGGTGACCCGCGGGTGAAGAGGGGTGGGGGGCCCGCAAAAAATGTGTTGATCCCGCCCGGGCGGTCAGGTGCCACGTCGACCCGCGTTCGCCCACCTCGACGAGCGGACGCCGCGCGGGATGGACGGCGGTCGATCGCGGCGGGCCGAGTTGCAGCATTGGTGAGCAGGCCGAAGATTGGACAGGTCCCACGTGCCACCCTTCGAAGCTGGCACCACGTGGTCGAGGGACGGGCCGAGCCGATGCCTGCCACCGAGATCATGGCGGATCGGGCCGAGGGTGCCACGGCACAGCCAACACACCGACTCGGGCGGGCACACGATCGCCAACAGACGCGCGTACTCACCCGGGCTCAGCTTCTCGGCATGATGAGGCACCCCGGCCCCCGTTCGAATTTCAGCCCCTCGACAGGCCGTTCACCCTGAGAGAGTAGAGTCTGCGCGCACTAACCCGACTGTGCGAAGGGGAACACCATGTCAGAAGACAAGGTCGCCGATGAGGCGAAAGCGATCGTCGAGATAACCGAACGCCTGCGCGAGCGGTTCCCCGACGCCTCGCCTCAGAGCGTGGCCGACGCAGTCGAGGCCGCACGAGCGTCATTCAGCGAATCCAAGGTCCGCGACTTCATACCCGTCCTCATCGAACGAGATGCCAAGCAACGCCTCAAAGCCGCCCGCAGTCAGTAGCGATCTCGACTCATCCGCTCAACGCGAGACACCGCGACCTCGGGCTGCTGCACACTCACCGCGACAGGGGACGGCACGATGCGCGGTGTGTCCGGGATCACAGCGAACGTGACAGCGCCCGCGAGCGCCGCGCTCAGACCCGGCCCGGCCAGGCCCACGTACCCGGACCGTCGCCCTCAGGACGCGACGTCACCCACAGGGTGCGCGGACCATCGAGGAACACCTGACCGTTCACGCCGACCGACCAGACGCGGACGATCAGCATCGGGAGCACGTCGCCCACGCGATGCTGATTCGTGTGCGGGTCGAGCTCCCCGATCGCCGCAGCATCCTGCGCCGTCAGCGTGTAGAGCACGACGCGGCCCGGAGTCGCCTCGCGGTGGGCCGATATCGCCTCGTCGCCCCGCAGGTACCTCTCGAACTCTTTCGCTGCCTCGACGTACGTCGTGTTCCCCCGCTCATTGTGCGGGGTCTCGATCGCCATAGCCAGCGCGAGCTTCCGGATCTCGAGCGGGCTCACGACGTCGCCCCGATGAAGCGAACCCGGTCCCCCGGGTACTCCGACGTGACCGTGTACGGGCCGAGCGCGTCGAGGATCTCGCGCGTGAGCGGCACGGTCGACAGAATTAGGTCGAATCGTGTGCCGCGGAATGACAGCAGATCCGCGAAGACATCAAGGATGTCGACGCGGCCGATATTCAGGTCAGTGATCGGTCGCAGCGACTCGAGCGGTGCGACCTCTGGCGCGTACACACCGACCGCCCAGCCGCGCACGGCGAGATCCGCTGACAGCGTGGCCGCATCGGCGTCGGCGAGCTTTGGCGCGATCACGTAGCCGTATTTCTCGGCGACGGACGCGAGCACCGCATGACGATCGGCCTGAGCAGGAACGATCGACGAGCCAGCGTCTGCGATCGTGCCGACGTTCATCATCTGCACAGCGGCGACCAGGATCGACGCGACGGCGGTAGCAACCTGCACGATGACGCCCGATGTCTCCGGGGTGAACAAGTTGAACGCGACACCCGCGCCACCGATCGCCAGGCCTAGCGCGTACACCACACCTCGGCCCGTCTCATTGAGCCACGTGTACCAGTCGGACGGACGCAGCAGCGCGAGGCCGATCAGGCCCTGCGCGGCGAGCAGTAGCGATGCGACGAGCGCCGCCAACGCCGTACCCTGATCCGCGGTCGTCGCCCCCAGCATCACCAGCACAGTGATGATCGACGCGACGAACGCCTGAATCGCGGCCCGTCGCGTCTCAGTGAACCAGCCCGCCAGACGGGCGAAGAAGTCTCGCATGATGTCCCCTCTCGAATCGTTACCGGGGCAGGCCGTCAGGCCACTCCGGGAGCGGCACACCGTGCGCCGCCATGTGGTCGCGCTGCACGCCGAGGAACGCGCGGTAGCCGCGGTTCTCCGTCTCGAGGCGATCGAGTCGCTTGTCGGTCGCGTCGCGATACCGGCCGAGCTCCTCCTGCAACTGATCGATCAGCGCGTTATCGGCCGTCGACTTGTTCGCCTCGGCCTGGATGGATGCGGCACGCTTCTGCGTGCGCGACGACAGCAGGTGACCGAGCACAGCCCCGAGCGCGGTCAGCGCCACACCCGACAGCGTCAGAACCGCGATCAGCACAGGCTCAGACACCCGATCACCCCCAGATGCTCAGGCACACCTGAATGAACAGGGGAGCGAATGCGAGACACAGTGCGATGCCCGCGGCGATACCGGCGAGCGCCGGGAGCATGCGCCCACCCGCGCGACGACGGGCGGGCGCGTGCCGGAAGGCTGTTCTCACAGGGCCAGGAAGTTCTCGTGCTCGGCGCGGACAGCAGCGGCCCGCATGTTCGGCCCCCAGAGATCGTCGTTATCCGAGTAGCCCCACCTCGAGCGCAGCCAGGTCGCGAGCGACCCGCCGTGATTCTGATCGAGGAACGCCTGAAGTCCGCTTTGCGATCCGCCACCCCAGCGGTTGTCCATCCAGGATTCCTGCGCCTGATTCGCCCCGTACCCGTACAGGTGCGCGATCTTCTGCAAGCCGTTGACGTACTCGAGCTCGGCGAGATCCGCGACCGTCGCCGTGTGATAGCTCGGATTCGGGGCCGGGGTCGTCTCGGCGACCCACTCCGGATAGCGCTTCTCGTGGCCGGCCTGCGTCTGCCCGCCCCAGTAGCCGTCGATCTCGCCGTCATACCAGCCGCGCCCCTTGAGGTACGTCTGGTAGCGCTTGATCGCGGCCTTCGTCTTGCCCTCGGAACCGTCCGGGAGTGTTTCGACGAAGATCCCGTCGACGACCAGCGATTCGCCCTGAGCCGCGTTCAGGAACGCCTGCTCGAGCGCGACAGTCTGATCGAACAGCGTGGCACCGTCGTTGTCGTCGCCGACCCGCGCCTCGAAGTCGATCGTCGCCCAGGTGCCGAAACGGATCGGCATGTTCTCCCAGAGCGTCTGGTGCACGTGCGCGCCGACACCCCAGTCCGAGCCCCACGCCGACGCGCCAGTCTTTCCGACCGCGTCGCCACGCTTGCCCCGCTGCCCTTCGCTCACCCAGATCTCAGAGAGGTGAATCGAGCTCGTCGGCGAGCCGTCGCCGAGCAGCAGGCTCAGACGGCGCCCCTCGGGGCCGTCATTGCTGTGATCGACTCCGATCACCTCGAAATCTTCGGGCGCGTACAGCGTCGTGCCGTACGCGACTCCGTAATCGGTGCCTGGCTCGGTCGACGGTGTCGGCCGGTCTTTGTGGTCTTCCCACGAACTGCTGACGTAGCTCGATGCTGTCGGCCGCTGATAGCCGCCCTTGATATCTGTCATGGTCGTGCCCTCCCCTGAAACGACGAAAGCCCCCGGCGAGTGCCGAGGGCTGAATGTTCGTGTGGAGCGGGCAGGCCGCACGCGTGCAGTCGGCGAGGCGCGACCTACGCCCACCCGCTCCCCCGGTCATCACGCCGGGCTCGTGCCGCGCATTGTCACTGCATCCGCGGTTGCATCCCCGGTTTGCACCCCGGGAGTAGAAGGGAGCGTGAGCGGCGACCGGTTCCCACCACGGCCGATCGCCACCCACGCATACGCCGCCAGCACACGGCATCCGACCCCCGCCATTGGGGACGACTACGCCCCACCGTCGACCGCCGCTCGTGATGCGCGCCACCCCGTCACTCAAGACGTGGGCGCGGGCTAGAGGTTGAGAGCGCGTGACTGGCGGGGCGGATCCGCAGCAGGGGCACCCGCGCGGAGACAAAGTCGGAAACGACGAAACCCCCGACCAGATCGGCCAGGGGTTTCGGTGGGGACAGCTCCCGCTATGCGGTCAGCTTAACACATCGACTCTCACGATTCTCACGATCTCACGCGGTACGCCGAGCCTGAAGATTCGTCATCGTCAGGCCCGGTTCGACGTCGCCGACCACTCGCCCCGTTGCCGGGTTGTAACGCACCGTGCCGACCTTCTGCCCGTCGACCACCACCACTACATCCCGCGACTCGTGCTGCGCCTTCCGGCGCGTCCGTACGCTCTTCTCGACTTCGACCAGCACCGACTCGCGGATCCTACCCATCAGCGGAGTCAGCAGCCCCTCGCTGATCCATCGGTAGATCGTGGCCTCCGAGCGACCGACCCGTGCGGCTGACTCCTTAATCGATAGCCACTGACTGACGTCAGTCATGATCCGGCCCTCGCAGAGCGTAGGGAATGCCATGCTCGTCGACTCGCCACGTCCCCGGGACACCCCTGAACTCGGCGTAGCGCGCGTATGGCTCGCGGTCGACCGCTGCTTTGAGGCGCTCGAGATCCTCGGCGTGCTCGGCGTTCGACTCCGCCTGCCAACGCGCGCGCTCAATCTCGGCTTGTCTTTCTGCCTCCGCCTTGCAGTCCGCACAGAGTCGCGGCTGCCTACGAGAGTCCGTACGGTTCTTCATGTTCCACGTCACAGTCGCCCCGCATTCGCCCGCGCAGGGCTTTTCGAAGGTGCCGTTCCCGACCTCGTTGTTTACGAGCGCCTCCCGCAGGCGCATCGGACGCGCGATCTCGGCAACGTGAATGTCTGGATATCCCCAGTACAGCCGCCGCGCGAGATCGTTGTCGAACCTCTCCTCGGCGAGTTCCGCGAAATGACCGATCCGCGCCAGATGGTGACCGATCGCGCGGGCGATCGCTTTCGCCTTCGCCTGTGCCGCGTCGCGTTCAGCGATCACGGCATCCAGCACCTCAAGCTCACTTGACAGCTGTGCATACTCGTCAACCAGTCGCGCCTTGTCGTCTGTCGTCATGGGGTCATTCTCTCGCCCTGTCACTTTGTCCACCACGAGCCCGTTCAAGTGCTTGATGCATTCGTCGCCTAACGTGGCCGTGTGGAATTCATCGGCGCGACCCCCTTCCTTGTCGCGTGGGTCGTCGTAATAGTGGGCGTGCTCGTCTTCATCACTGGACGCGCGATCATTGCGAATCGAGCCGCGCGAACCACGCCGCCGCCACTGACTCACCCGGCCACCCCCGGGAAGATCTCCCACGCCCGAGCGACCCCGCCCGACCCGGCAAACAGATCCGAGAACTCGTCCTGAGGCTCTGCGCCCAGCAGATCGAACACCCACCGGCAGAACTCGGCAGGCTTTGCGCCGATCACCCGGCCATCCGGGAGGGCACATCGCGAGCACATCCTGCAATGCGCGCGCCGACGTCGACAACGCCCACCCGTCGAACTCGCACAACTGCGCGATCAGCGCCGGGTGATCGACCTCGCCCGCGAAGTCCGGATGCCGGCCGTAGTACCGGCGCGACAGCCCCGGATACGGCGGGTCAGCGTACGCGAGGCGCAACACGTCATCGCCGACGGCGGGCGCGACGCCTACGCCCGGCGTGAACCGGTGCCGAGCCTGACGACACCGCACCGAGCAACACACCGAATCGACTCGCTTCGATGCCGCGATCGGTCCACGACACCACGCACACTCCCTCATGCGGTAGCGTCCGCCCCATGACGATCAACCGCCGAGCCTTCGACATCTCCGTTCCAGGGCACCCGCCGTTCACCCTCTACGACGCGGAAGGCATCGGCTTTCAGGCCCAGATCGACAACGGGGGCGATTTCGACTTCACTCCCCCGGGCTGGGATGACCCGATCCGCGTCGGCGCGCACGCGACCATCCGCACCCGGCTCGTCCAAGTCCCCACTTTCGACTGAGCCTCGGCGGTCGATCATCCGAACCCACTTCACCGCGACCGCCGACACCTGCACGAGCTCGACCCGAAGCTTCGCAGGGTCAGACTCGGCGAGCGCCTCGAAGACCTCCTCGAGCAGGATGTCGCGCCACGTGAGATCGCCGGATGATGCGCGAGCATCGGTCGAGTGTTTGAACGTGTCGGCGAGAGACGACGCGGCGGCGACTCGGAACGGCCCGTATCCGTATCCGGGGTTGTCGGCACCACCGAGCACGAGCGGGTGCGAGTTGGGGCCGGTGCCGTCTGCGCGATCGGTCGGCGTCCCCCACTTGCGATCCTGACGGGCGCGCTCGGCGACGGCGTCGGCGAACACGACAGCGTCCGGCGACTCGTCTCCGTCCTCACCCGAGATCGCCGAGCTGATCGCCCGAATCACGTCGACCGCCCGGCACGCCCATGCGAACGTACGACCCTGATCCCACTTGTCGCCCTCGAACTGCACCGACAGCGTCGCGAGCTCCGCCCGCAGAGCGAGCACCCGCATGACCGCCTCGCCGCCCGCCAGCGCGTACCCGTGAGCCTCCCCCTCGTCGAACCCCTCGAGGTACGCGCGATGCGCTGTACTGCGACCGGGGACCACCCGAGCCGCCTCGTCATTCGTGATCGTCATGCTGCTACGCCCTCTCCCCTTCGCTGTGCGGCAACCGCCTGCACATCCGCTTCCCAGTACCGACCCATTTCGCCCGTGAGATCCCCGGACTTGACCCACCCGCGTACCGTGCCCGTCGTGCGACCGACGAGCTTCGCCGCCTGCGTCAACGTCAGCCGGCGCGGATCATGCGGGAGTGGCTTCGCCTCCGGGATCTCTTCGGCGAACGCCTCAGCCCAGAACCCGCCGTCGTCACGGTCTGTCTTGTCGAACGCGCACGACTTGCACGCGTACCTCGCCGACATCCCGACCCGCCGCGGCGGCATCACCAGCACTGTCTTCGACCCGCAGTCAGGGCACGGGGTCGTCGCCCACCGTGCCCGGTTATCCTCGAGCGACCACCGGGCGAGGCCGTCAGCGACCGACCACCACGGGACCGGCGCCCGCAGATCATGACGGGTCAGCACCGCGTCACCGAGCAGCTTCACATCGACTGTGTTCACCAGTCGTTCGAAGTCCGCGAGGATCACGTCGGCACACCCGGCCGCGTCGTCATACGCTGCCGCTGCGTCGATGCCAGCCTCGAGCCCCATCGCCCGCCACCCCTGATCCGGGAACTGCACGCGCAACGCCCACTCCCGAAGTGTCTTCATAATGTCGTTCGATGAGTCGATGAGATCCGCCGACACTGGGGCCGGGATATCCGGACGCGACCCACCCGTCGACACCCGATCGTAGACAGCGGCCTTCGTCGGGTCGGCGATCGACCGCAGATGCCCGATCAGATCGGCGGCATCCTCGAGGTGACGGCGCAGCGACCGATAGCACCGGTCACAGATCAGCGCCCCCTTCCTCGCCTCCACTGGCACACACCCCGAGCACGAATCGTCACCGTCATCACCGAAGCTCGGGCATACCGCGAAATGCATATCCGGGATCCCGCACCCCCGGATGCATGGGCGCTCAGGCATGCCCGCGGTCCGCGACCCACCGGGCGAACCGCTCGACCAGCCACACACCGATCCCGGCGAGCACGAGCGGCCAGATCAGCGCGCAGATGAACGCGATCCCGACGTCGTCGACCGGCGTTCCGCTACGACGGTCACCGTCGAGCACCACCAGCACGACCCACGTCGCCACCACTCCCACGAGATACCCGATCAGCACCACCGAGAGCACGGTCACGACGTCGCCCCGATCTCACGCATCGCGACTCTCAGCCGCTCGATCTCCGCGTCATACTCCCGCTCGGCCACAAGACGCCGGTCGACCTTCCGACGCGAAACCCGCCCCTCAAGGTTTAACCGAGCCACACGCCTACTCGTGAGCGGTCGCGCGAGGAACGCGGCGAGCACCTCGTCAGCGACCTTGCACCGGCCACCCGTCGGGACTGTCTCAGAATGAATCGTCATCGTTGTGCCTCATCTCCCAGCGGCGAATATCGAGGAATCGCTTGTTTCGTAGTCGGGCGTTCTGACAGGCGATGCACGGCTCGAGGATCCCGCCAGGGTGATCGGCGCAGAACGGATCCGGGGGCAGCACCTCGCGGGACATCCGGGGAGTCTCGCGCTCTCGCTCGCTCTCGCCCTCTCGCTCTCCCCCGCGCTCCCGCTCGCCCTCCCTCTCCCCCGCCGCGAGCGTCTCGCGAGGCTCTCGCGAGCGCCTCGCGAAGGGTGGGGGCTCCGGTATCGCCGTGTCCCCAGCGCGGTCCACACGCCCCCACACGACGAACGCGTAACACGACCGCCCGCCGTGCTCGTACAGGCAGATCACTTCGGCCTCGGCCAGGATCAGCAGATGATCGACCAGAACCGACTCGGTCACCTCCGACGTCTCGGGCCACACATCCGCGAGGATCTGCCGGAACTCCACGAACCCCCGCCCGTGGTCGTCGGCGTGCATCCGCAGCCCCTCCGCGGTCACCCTCACCAGCGGCGACAGCTTCCGGGTCGACTCGAACGCCTCGACCGTCATCGTTCGCGGCCTGGTCAATGTCATAACGGATCGTGCCTCTCAGAATCGCGTCGACAGCGCCCGGGAGATCCGCGGCCGCGACGCGGTAACACTCGGTGAATCCGCGCTCCCGGCGCAGGATCGGCTCAGCGCGTGCAGCGGCCGCGGTCGGGAACGCGCGCGGCCACGACTTCGCGAGCTCGGCGAGCGCGTACCGCTCCCACCCGGCCGGCGAGTCGCGCATGAGCATGAGTACCTCGGCGCCCGTCTCGACCATCTGACGCACCCGCGAATCACGCCACATGATGCCGACCTTGAGCACCTGACGGGCAGGCCAGTACACGGCGTACACAGTTCCGCGGCTCGGGCGTCTCATCGCACGCCCGCCTTCGACTCGGCGGCGGCCGCGGCTCGGGCTTCCTTGTGCAGCACCGACACCTTTGAGCACAGCCCGTGTTTGTCGAGCTTGATCGCCCGCTGACCGCACAACCAACATTCGGGATAGCCGACGTGAGTCCGATCGATCCGCGCCATCGCGTCGAGGTGAACTGTCGTCACCCGCTCACGCTGCGACGGGTCCAACTGCCAGCCCTTCTCGGTCGTCGACCAGCCGCCGTCTTTCATGCCGCCCACGGGAGCGCCTCTCGAGACTCGATCCATTGCGCCTCGTACTGCTCGAAAGTGACTCGCGGAAGGCTCTCCCAGTGTTCGAGCAACTCGTCCGACGCGTACGCGCGTGCCCTCACACTCGGCCCCCCGAATAACGACATCGGGTCGATTCCGGCACGCCGACCGCGTCGGTTCACTAGACGATCGTTCGTCGCCGTCGCGGCTCTCTCGTACGCGGCGAGCAGCAGCAATTCGTACTCGGCGCGACACTCCCGCCACTCGGCGAACGCCGCCGCGATTAGCTTGCTCACGCATCACACCGCCGACCCGATAGGGTGCGAAACGTGCCCGAACTCCTCAACCATTGGCTCGTTCAGGGGCTTGTGGTCGCGCTCGTTGCCTGGTTGATCGGGCTTGTGATCAAGCCATCCCGTGAGTGGATGGGTCGGATGGCGCGTTCGGCGTGGCGTGCGCTCCGCGACATCCGCGTCACTCGTGAAACGACCGTGCAGCGCCGTGTCGACGCGGCGACGGAAGCGCGGGCATCTGAAGTCAGCAGTGCGCAGCCGCCGGGCGTGACGCCGAAAGCCCGCCGCGCACCCTGGTCTATCCGCGCCGACCATGACCGGGTGCGCGGCTGGACGCTCACGAACCTTACTGATCAAACTGCGGCGCACGTGAGCCTGTTCGACCCGATCAGCGCATTCAAGTTCGAAGGCGCCGCCCCGCAATGGATCGCTATCCATCCAGGCGAAAGTCAGCCATTCGAAGGCCACATCGCGAACGACAACGCGCTCACCTTCGGCGGCGGCATGCGCATCGAATGGACGGACCCACACGGCGATAATCGAACGGCGCACATCGTCCCGCGTCGCTGAGCGGAGCCGGCAGCGAGATCCTCGATCGACTGCGGGCTCAGCGACGGAAAGCCATCGCCCGAGAGGGTCGAAACCGTGCGCGGATAGTGCAGACTCCGCCCCGTGAAACACGACATCCTCCGGCCCTGCCCCGTGACCGCCGCGGACGCCGTCGAGCCGTATGGCCTCGACGACGCCCTGCTCGACCGAGCTCACGCCGCCATCTCCTGGCCGCGCGGCGCCTCGACCGGCTCCCACCCGCCCTCGTCATCGAGCAGCACCCACCCGCGCACGGCGTGACGCATCGGGATCTCAGACGGGCGACGGATGCCTGTCTTAATCGCGAACCCGAGCGCGTACGCGCGGCCTCGCCGCTTCGTCTCCGTGTCGCCGTGACATCCGGTCGTCCCCGTGCCGCACATGAGCCCACCGTTCGAAGCGAGCACCAGCCACGGGCGACGGCCGCGCTTCCCGCCACCAGTGCCGCGCGCCTCCCTGTGCTGAACCGACCAACCGTCAAAGGCCTCGGCCCGACGCTCACGCCGCAGCTGCACACCGCAGTCGACGCACCGACCCTGATCGCGATCCCAGATCAACTCGACAACATCGGGAGCGAACTCCCCCGCGGTCATCGCTGACCGCCGCCCCGGCGACCGGAGTCACGTTGACCCCGGGACTGCGCCTTCCGAGACACCGTCTTCCCGGATGCCTGCTCGGCCTCGGCGAGCGCCCGCGAGATCGCAGTGTCGCGCTGCGGTGTCGGCGGTCGCGGCGCGGGCATCGGGCGCGACTCGACAACTGGTACCCGAGCCACGGTCGGCGCTTTTGGCACGCTCGCCACCTTCTCGGCGCGCGGGAGGGGCACGGCCGGGATCGCAGCCGCGGCCCGTAGCTCAGCCTTTCGCTGGCGACATGCTCGCTCGAGCGCCGCTGTCCGGTGTCCCTTTGCCAGCGCCCACACCGCGTCGACGTCAGCCTCGGTTTCGGTGAGCTTGAGGGCGAGGAAGATCGCCGGATCTCCCTCGTCCGACCTTGCCCACGGGTCAGCCGGAGGTGGCGCGCTGGGCTGCGTCTCGGCCGCGATCAGCGGTGCGAGGATGTCGGCGAATACCACCCGGTAGCCGTGGCGCTCGGCCTCGCCCCCGAATACGGCGGTCGGCTTCCGGTCGCGGGTCGCGTTCCACTCGGGATTGTTCTCCATCTCGTCGGCGTACTCGTCCCAGACGATGACGACCTCGCGCGGTGCCTGCCCCTTCCGGGTGACGGTCACACGGGCTGCGACCGGGTGATCGTTCCCGATGTGGAAGGGCGACCATGACGACAGCGACGTCGCGTCGGCGAGGAACTGTGGCCCATCGATCCCCACCAGTTCGCCAGAAGCTTGCACAGCGGCGCGAACCTCCTCGAGCTTCATGCGGCCAATCCCTTCCGCGCGCTCACGCGCACGTTTCCGTATTTGATTTCGGTCGTTCTGTGTCCTACGGAGATCGCCGCGGCGGCGAGCGCATCGCATTCGACGAACGTCAGTGCGGCGTATTCCTCGGCGTCTCTCGCCTGCTGTCGCAGCCCTTCGAACGCGGCAAACCCCTCGGGGTCCGCCGCTTTCCACCGCTCCTCGTCGAGCACCCGCACCTCGTCGGTCGTGCGCACGATCTCGGCCCGTGTGCCCGTAGCTCGGACGGTCTTCTCGCCCTGCGCCTCGAGCCAGGGATCGATCACGGCTCGCGCCGACTTCCGTTCGCGCTTCGCGTGTGACTCGATCGCCGCGAAGCGTGCGTCGACCGCGAGCGCGTCGTCGACCTCGTCGGGGATGTCGTCGAGCTCGGGCGCGCCGGCATCCCGCCATGCGAGGAACAGATCGGCCTCGGCGGCGAGCCGAGCGATCCGGGCCTCGTGATCTCTCCGATGCACCCACATGTGCCGGGGATCGTCTAGGGTCGGTTCACCGTCCGACCCCATGACCTCCCACACGTACAGCCAGTGATCGGCCCCGAGTACCCACATGCCGAACAGCATCTGGTCGAGATGATCTGCGGGGATCTGGTCGCTGTCCCACGACGCATCGTGCGACTTCACCTCGACACCGAACAGGCCGGCCTCGTCGGCGTCCCACCCGAGCCCGTCAGGCGTCGCACCGTGCAATAGGTGCACCGGGTGACCGTAGAGGGCCGTGTTCGGGCGGATGCCGCGACCGGGCGCGATGTGATGCGCCGCGAAGTGCAGCAGTTCCGGCTCTCGAACGTGCCCGCGGCGCGTGTGGGCGTTGCCGCGGAACTTGCGACCGTTCAGCTTCTCGTCGAGCACCTGGCGGTGCGTGCCGCGACCCCCCTGCGCGATCCGGTGAATGTCGGAGGCCGTCACCATCCCGTCGCGCCCGTCGTGCCACTCCTCCTCGGGAGCGCCCTCGGCGACGACGACGCGCAGCGCTTGACCGGTCACGACTGATCCCCGATCGCGGATCCCTCGACTGGTATCAGTCGCGAGCCTGCCGGGCCGTCGCACCGGACGCACCACCACGCCCTACGCTTCGCCCCATCCATGCGCGCCGCGACCAGATCACGCCCGCACCATTTGCAAGTCATTACCGATCACCGCCCGGGATGATGCTCGGCAGCGGGTGCGTAGCGGCAGCAGACGCCGCGGACTTCGGCGCGGCGGGCGGCGGGGATGCGGCAAGCATGGGCAGGGACATATCGACTCCTCAGTCGGGAATTCGGGCAGGACGAAACATCGCCCGTGCGGCGAAAAGGTTGACGTTTCAGATCAGGCGTGAACGGATGCGAGCGCCCACACGTGCGCGCGTCGCTTGTGGGTCGGGCCGGGCAGGAACGTGGCCGGGACAGCCGAGATCAGGCGCCGCCGCGTGAGCTCGGCGCGCGCCGACCGGAGTCGCTGCGGCGTGTACGTCGACCCGAGTTGCTGCGCGAACGTGACCATCGTGTGATCGGGCATCGCTGGCATCCCGTCGCCCGCCGCGATATGGAACACGGCGAGCACCTCCATCTGGGATCGCTGCAAGTCGGTATCGGCGACCGCCTCGGCCGACGTCACCGGGTCAGCGTCCCGGGAGCGGAGGGTGACGCCCATCACACACCGGCCGTCACGGGCTCGTCGTGGCACCCGCAGCCGCGGCACGCGCCCGACTCCCCGCACGCGTCATGCTTCCCATCGCGGCAATCGAACGACGACCCCGGCCCGCCGAGCGGCTTCGGTGGGTGCATCACATCGAACGCGACGACCCGATTCAGCGCGGCGACCGCATCCTCGGCCACGACCGCCACGTCGTACGCCGGGCCGCCACCATGCACCAGGAAGTGCACCGCGAGCCCGCGCATCTCGTCCCGCACCGCGCGAAGCGCCTCCCGGTCACGACCCCTCGCGGCGAGCTTGATCCGCTCCCGAGCCTGAGCGAGCACCAGACGCGTGCCCGGCACCTGCGCCACCGTTGCGAGCGCGGTCATGATGTACCAGCCCCGATAAGCTCGCGCTTATGGCGACGCAACTCCACTACTACGGTTCCGTCTTCGATCTCACCGAAGACACTGACGATGACCTTTGGAGTCGCCTGATCGACGGCTACCTCGAACAGTCCCGACGCGTGCACGGCATGCTCACCATCCGTTTCGAACTCAACGGCGGCGGGTACGTCTCCCTTCGACTCGGCCCCGATACCCCGCTGGGCGTTGTCCAGAACTGACCTGTACCTCAGCCGTGCAGTCCCACACGGCTGACACGAGATCAGAGTGCCGGTCGGGTGATCCGGGCAGAACGGGCTCGGCGCGCTCATCGGTTCACCCGGCACGTGTGGATGTGCTCGAGGTTGTCGGCGTCGAACTCGTCAAGCTGCTCGAGGGTGGCGCCCTGCGCCAATTCGGACACGAGCCCGCACGGGCAGCGGAACGTCGCAATCGGCTGACCGGCGATCCGGTCATGCTTAGCGAACAACCGCACCTCCACCGAGTCGGATCGGGCCGTCACGTCTGCGACCACCACCCCTCCTCGGTCTACGTCGCCGCGGGTCGCAGCGTCTGCGTCGAATAAGGAGTCCAGAGTGAGAACCGTCAT